GTCATGAACAAATAGTTTCACGCCTTTACCACTAAAAAGTAGACTTACTATCATCAGTCTCAGTACTTTTACTCACACTACGATTATGTGTGAACGCATTATAAAAGCACATCCGCGTGAACACAAGCGCTTCGCTTGTGAGTTTGATATTTTTATATAATAGATAAAGCAAGGACGATATGCTTCATCAATTTAACGAGTTTAAAAATAAATAAAAACTTCTCAACATAAAAGTTACACTTCATAACACTCTTCGAATGATTTACATTTACTGGAGCTATTTATGAATCTTGCAACTAAATCTTCATATGCAGGGAATGTTTCCGCATTAACATAATCTGACCAACCTAATTTTTTAACTAGATTGACTAGCATAGGTCTTTTTTCATTGAAAATTGATTTTCCGTAGAAGAAATATTCCTGTAGGGCTGTACATAAAACAGATACTCCTTGATACTCCTCAGTTACAGATTTGGATTTAACCCAAACCATAAGCATTTTCTCTATGGACTCATGATCTAACGGGGCTAACATACATTTCATATCTTCATCATATCTCCATTTCCTTTTTAAAAAGGAAGCATCATCTATATGTATAAATGGAACACTTTCAGCCTCTTTATCTGCCATCGTATAGACTATATCTAATTCAGCAAATTTTTTAGATATTGTAGTATGATTAAACCAATCACATTTTTTGTGTACTGACATTATATTATCATCGCCATATGTCATTAGAGCTACATTATCAATAAAATCATCAACTTCATTTTCTGGATTAAGTAAAATATAGACATATCTCATACGCAAACTATTGACAATACTATTAAGAATAACTGTTAAAGGATTACCTGATGGATTTGAACCAAACATTTGAACCAAATCACCATTAAAATCTACAACAGAAAATGCTGTATCTTCAGCTATACCTCTAATTACCTTAATATCATCATCTGTATAATTTTTCGACAATTTACAAAAATATATAATCACATCAAATGCAGCTAAAATTTCTTTGGGACTCATTCTTTTATCATACGCTTTG